TGCGGCTTGTGTCTTACCACATCCTGCAGGACCTACCATCATTATGTTTTTGCCTCGTACTGTGGATCTAACTAGATATTTCCATTTGACGTCAGACATCTCCAATGTGTCAGGCTTAATACTAGGAGCATTTTTAATAAATGCAATCACCGGATCATTGTCTTTGACTTTGGCTTTTGGAGCCTCGCTGACATCGTCTTTAGGTAAGTCTGACATTTCAATTCGTTTACCTCTACCGGTTTCTTCATTGAATTCTAATGCTTGATTGTTTTCGTGAGCCAGGCGAATCATGTCTGGCCTAAATAGATAAGTAATGTCTTTGCTACTGTCTACTTGGAATACTGTGTATACAGTTTCTTCGCTGTTTATTAACGATGATACAATTGTACCATAAATTTTGTTTTTCATAACTGATTATTTAATATTTATACTATTAATATAAGTAAAAATAATCAATTATCCAAGCATTTTACCATTTACGACAAGACCAATATCTTGCTTTAGTTTTTGGTCCTGGATTATCGCAGTTATGTCTCGCACGGAAAGACTTTCGTCTCTTAGGATTATTCTTTTTAATTCGCATTGTTTTTTGACCGGCTTTCTTGGCTGATGTACCTCCATGTCCAAAGTTAACTTTTTTTACTTTGATAGTACCATCTTTATTTTTTTTACCAGAATTAACATACACTTTGAATTTTTTGATATCACCTCGCATTATTTTATTCAATTTAACTTTGCGACCTCGGTATTCTGCTTCAGTTAATGGAGTAGGTATTACTCCATCTCTAATATCTTCAAGCATTGCTTTAGCACAAACTGTACACATTGTCATTTCTTCCATGTTATAATCCCTGTCTTATTCCTAATTTAGGCAATAGCTTTCGCCATCGTTTTATTATTATTTCTTTTTGTTTTGTGGATATAGTTCCATTGTTGACCCAACTGTCTAAATATTGGTTAACTACTTCGGCAAACGGCTTACGTTGTTTTTTAGCTTTTGTGTATAACCCTTGAATCATAGCAGGTTGTTCCTTTTGTAACAACCAATAATTTATAGTTTCTATTTCACCTGTTTGAATTTTTGCTCTACGAGCCATATCTGATCTTTTATACTTGCCTTGTTTTACATTCCATCCACTTTGTGTTATGTGTTCAATTTCATGTCTAAGTGCGTCTGATAAATCTGCAGATATTTCTGATAAAATCTGTGGATACTCTGTAGGATCAATTTCAAATCTAACTTCGATAAGTGGAGGAGTATCTGCTTTGTTTGGATCCTTAGATGAATCATTGTATGCATCCCCACCATAACGGTAATCATTTAATCCTTCAATCCACAAAATTTTAAGTGTTAAATAAAATTCTAAAGGGATAGCCGGTGCTTCAATTTCTTCAAAATATATTTCTGGATGTTCTTCTATGTTTGGTACAGATTCTCCTTTTGCAAAAAACGTTTTCTTTCCTGCAAACATACCGTTTTCTGATTCAACACAAGAATAACTATCTTTTACTATGTTTAATAGTTTATTAGATAATTTTGTTACCAGACTGTCATACCGACCTTCTACAAATAAAGCTTTCATTGATATCATATATTAATAAATATCACTCAAGTAAATTGTAATTCCAATAACGTTCTTTGTCTTGATTAAATGGATTTCCTGTTTGTTGATAGTAACAATTTAAACAAAGCATCTGTAAATTTTCTATGCGATGATTAGTTATATCTCCGTCTTTATGATCTAACAGAAGTGGTACGGTGTCATCAGTAATTCGCCGTTCTTCATATCCACAACTATTACATTTTTCTGGAAGTATAGCAAGTGCTAAAAGTCGATTTCGAAGTTTCCATATCGGATAGTTAGGATGTTTACCTGAAAGTATATTGTCTATGCTATATACTCCACGATTAGCTTTTACTACATCTTTTGGTATGCCAACACCAAATTGATTTTTATGAAGATCATACAATGTTTTGCCAGATTGTCTATCGGTATACATCTTTGCATATTTTTTATAAGATGTGAATGATATCTTAAGAAATCTAGCAGCTGCAGCATTAGATTTAGTATTCTCCATTGCATATCGTATATCAGCTTCTGGAATATTTAATGCCGTACGGCCTTGACCATATACGTATTTATATTCACTCATTAATAAACTCCCCGTTTCCTCAAATATTCAACTGTATCACGTACTGAAGTTTTTTTATTGTATAATTGTTGAAGTTCTGGTTTAATTTTTAAAGTAAAATCTATAAAAGTTCTAGGATACACTTTACTTTTCTTTTGAACTGCTTCAATCCAATATGAATAAGATGGATAATTTTCGTCGAATCGCTCTGCATCTGTTCTATTTTCCATATATTCAATTTGATCTTTCAAAGGCCACAAATTAAAAGGAACGTTTGGATCTTTTCTTCGAGCCGGCAAATGATTCAAATGTTTAGTTCTTCGCTCGTTACGTGTTATAAATTTATCCATCAGATTGACAGATCTATCTTTTGGCGATTCGCCACTATGTGCTGCTTTCTTTCCCATTAAGCGGTTTATTTTTATTTGTTAATATAACTAATTTACGCCAAGCATCCTCAGCTCGGTATATGTATTTTTTAAATTTTACAATGTTTTGTTGTTTTCTAGCAACTTGAGCCCACTTCATGTTTCTGTGATATGTAGCATGAAGGAATCCTATGCGTATTGTTCTAATAAATTTAAGCATTTCTTTTTTGTTTTCTAGGTGTAACTGTCAATCCAGATTTAGTTAAATTGTTCCAAACTGTTAAGCAATTTTCATAATTATCAGTAAATATAGAACATTTCCCATTTGCATCTACTAGAATGGCACATTGGTTAGCTTGATATTCATTATGGCCGCATATTTCAATTAAACAGTTCATGACATGATCAAAAGTAACTTTGTCATCATTGTAGAGAATTAACTCCCATTTACCTTTTTTTGATTGTTTTTTGGACATCCCGTATAATTGCACATTGTTCATATAACTCTAGTTCTTCTGCATACTCTAATGATTCAGTTAGAAATTTATTTTTTCTTGCTGTATCCCAATTATCAGGCCATTGCCAATCTGTAGTCTTCATGTGGTCAATGGAACGAATAAACAATTGTTCAACAAAATTCATAGCTTCTATATTACTTGTATACATATATTATTATATTAATAAATATTAGTTAAAGAACCAAATGTTATTTAATTTTTAACTTTTGTCCAGGATAGATAATAGGGTTGTCTAAATCTATATTGTTTGCTAATGCAATTGTTTTTGCAGTTATGCCTTTCGGTTGTTTTGCTGCGATACTAGATAATGTGTCTCCAGATTGAACTATATATACTTTAAGACTGTCAGCATAATATTTAAATTTATCATAATTCCACTGCATACGTTTTTTTACGCCGACTGGACCCTTTTTGTAATCATTGTGATTAATATATTCAGCAGCTGCTTCTTGCCATTTATCTTGTTTCATTAAATTCACAGTATTATGCGTACTTTTTAATTCACCACGAAACATTGCGTTTATTAATGCTTGTTGAACATATCTTGGCAATTTATCTATGTCAATACCCAATATTGTTTTTATTTTTGTTTGAGCTTTTTTAATATCGTCTAATAATAATTTAGTTGCTTCTGTGTCTGTAATTCCGTCTTTAAAATCGTCAGAAGCAGTAAGTTTATGACCATATGCAATAGTTTTTTTGCCACCTTCAACACTAACATGCGGAAACCATTTTTTCTTTTTTTTATTCCAACCTTTCATTACAGAGTTTTCAAATTGTTTCATTAATTTGACAAAACTGCTAGTTACAACAATTGATTCATTTAATATGTTTGTAAGTCGTATCAACGTCCTTGACCTCTGTATTTAGATTTGTGACCTGTTTGTCCTTTGCTGGCATTCTTTGAATGAACTCCAGGCCTTTTCTTTTTTTGTGTGTTTGTTTTACTAGAAGTTATGTTTCTTGCTGCCATTATTTTTTCTTTTTCTTTTTGCGTCCTGATTTCATGTTAGCACACCAATGATACATCTTACCCCTTTCACCGCTATACTTCTTAGATTTTTTTCGCAAATCAGTTATCGATCCTTTACAACTTGCCCCGGCTCGTTTAACTCTACCTGGTCTACTTTTACCTTTACGTTTCCCATCTGCAAAATTTTCGTCTACTGGCTTATATCCGGATCCATATGGAGCTGCTTTACCATCATGATTAGGAGCAACACTTTCAGATTTATTCATTCTTTGTGTTTTCTTTTTAGATGCTTCTTTTTTCTTTTTGATATACTCAAATGCCGATCGCAGACTTTTTTTCTTTTTAGGATCTTTTGTCCGACCTACTGCAACACGCAATCTTTGATGTATAAGATTAATGATTTGCGATTGCCGTTTATGTGATTTATTTTTAAATGATGCTTTGTTTAATGTGTCTACTACGTCTTGTCGTGTCTTAAATTTAACTGACACTGTGTCACTTGGATTTTCATCTGTATATAAACGCCGCCCAGAACCTTTGGGCTTTTTACCAGTTCCTTTTTTAGGATCAGCTTCTGCTAGTATGTCTACTAGTTTAATCATTTTTTCTTTTTAGACTTGTTGCCCCAATTCTTTGCACCTTTCTTTCGGCATTGAACCAATGCACCAGATGCATAAGCCGATGGCCAAATCTTATAACGACGCTTTACTTTATAGTAACAAGCATCACGCTTTTTCTTTTTCTTTTTGCTCTTGCGTTTCTTTTTGCGTTTTTCTTCAAGAGCAACTTCTAATAAGTCTTTAAGTCGTATCATCCTTTCTTGCTTTTTCTTTTACTCTTTCTTGTTTTACTAGAAACATTTTTAGCTTTACCTCGTCGATTTGGATTTTTATCTTTTCTGCGTTTTTTTCTAACGGCAGCAGCTCTTTGTTTTTTTGTCATTCTTGCTGCATCAGCTTTGGATAAACATTTAGGTTTGCCTTCGCCTTTCTTTCTGTCTCCACATTTACCTATTTTTTCTCCTTTGGTATTGTAACGATCCCAACCGCCTCCGCTAGAACTTCCGCCACCACCTTTACCAAACCAAGCTCTTAAATCTTCTTCAAGATCATCTTCATACATAATCATTTGATCTTTATCAGAAAATCCTTCATCTGGAAGTTTTGCTTCTCGCTTAACGCAATTAGGAACACGCTTACCAAACATGGTTTTCATGCCTTTCTTCTCATACCCTTTCCAACAACGAGTTCCCTTTTCATCTAATAGATCTTCATCTACTTTATCTGGAAGCTCTTTGTAATCTTGTTTAGTCATTTTGCTAGCAAGTTTTTTAGCAGCTGCAGGGTCATTTGCAAACATGTACCGTTGTTGTGCTTTGCTAGCAAACTTTTCAACTAGTAGTGATTTTAGTTTAATCATAATCTATCCTCTACTACTTGCCAATCAATTACACGGAAAAAGTCATTAATATATGAACCTCGTTTACTGCGATGTTTTAAGTAATATGCATGTTCCCATACATCCATTCCTAATATGGGTACACCACTCATACCAGGCTGGAATGCTGGATTATCTTGATTAGCAGTACTCTTAATATCTAACTTTCCGTTATTAGAACACAACCAAACCCAACCAGACCCAAATTGATCTAATCCTGCTTGTTTAAATTGTTCTTTGAATTCTGTTAAACTGCCAAATGCATCGTCAATCATAGCACTAAGTTTTGCACTTGGAGCTTTATAATTAGGAGTCATGTTTTCAAAATACAACAAATGGTTTATATATCCTCCACCATTGTTTCTGATAACATCTTTTTTATAATGTTTTTTACATATGTCTATGGCTCTTTCTAATAAACCATGTTTATCAGATGAATATTTAAATTCTTTACATGCTTTATTGAATTTATCAGTATATCCTTTAAAATGTTTTTTGAAATGCTCTTCCATTGTAGCAGTATCTATAATAGGATCTAAATCTGATAGTTTGTATGATAATGGAAGACGTTTAAAGTCTTGTTGTTTGCTCTCCGTTAAAATACTCATCAACTTCATTATTCATCTTCTTTAGGTTTTACAGAGTGTAATTTTTCTTGTATGCGCTCATATTCATTGTAAGTAATATTAGTAGCATCGATAGCTTCTAAATATCCTTTCAACCACTGCACAAATTCATATGCTGTTATTTTTTCATATTCAGGCATTATTTTCCTTTCATTGCTCCACGTAATACGCCTTTCAATGTCATATCTGTTTTTTTATTATATGAAGGGGCTGGTTCAGTACCTCTTACGTAATGAGTCATATAGTCTTTAACTTTATTCATATAATCAGCAGCCAATGTTATTTTAGCTTCAAGCCATTCTGGTAAATCATCTGTTTCTTCGATCATATTAGCTATGTCTTGTGCATCTTCTGCACATTCTAATGCAGAATACTTTGCCATTTTGCCTTCTTTCTTTTCGTGGCCACAACCACAATCTTCATCTAGTTGTTTCATTTTTTCCTCTTTTTATACATTGGCCAGTTTTTAGTTTTTTCATTGAGCCATTCTTGACGTTCATCACATCCACAGTCTTCATCTAGAATTTCTGCAATAATGTCTGACAGTTTATCTAATCTTGTTGCCGCTGTAATTTTTTTTATGTCGTCTCCTAAACCTCTTGACTTCATTTTATAGGGCCTCCTCCAACCCAAGCATCACAACTTCTAGCTCCCGCACATTTAAACCAAAAGAATTCACAAAATCCTATATTTGCATTTCTAACTATAGTTTTGCCTTCTTCGCCAATAGCTTTTGCTATTTTGTTTAAAGTAGACTTTTTTTGATCAAATGCTCCGCAGTTACTACATCTTGATTGTTTTGCAGCTTCTACTGTAGTGTTCCAAAGTTCTGCTTTGTCTTCCCAAAACTTTTTTGAACCTTTTTCATCATCTGGATTGAGTGGTCCGTAACTATATTCTTTAACTGTTTGATTTCTATTTAACGTGTTTAAATCTAAATCTGTTATAGAATCTTCTGGATTCACTTTTTTCTTGCCTATAGATTTTTCTTTAGCAATAGCCGCAGGAGTATTATAAGTATCTTTCGATTCTAATATTCCTTCTTTTAATATGTGTTTTAACTTGTCCATTTTATATAAATATTAATTACTCCAAATAACATTCTTAAACTTTTCTGGTGTTAAATTAAAATAGTCTGTTCTCCATTTTGTTTGTTCGAAAAAATCTAGATGATACCATTTATCTCGAATACGCCATAACGTTTTAGCTATATCATCCCAATCTTTAGACAACATAAATTTTTCAATTTCTAATTTTTTTTCTACTACATCTTCATATATAAATGAATCCCATTCATAGTGAAATACTTCGAATACTGCATCCTCTGATACATAATCAATTGATATATCAATACCCCATTTAGGTTTCATTTTAATTAATTTATAAAGCATTGGATTTTTTTCTGCATAATATGTTAATTGTTCTAATGCTTCTCCAGAAAATCCTTTTCGTTCAAATAAATCTGAATGATTAATATGAGCTCCACTTTTTTTATCCCAGATTAGCCAATCATACCGAAGACAATCTTCATGTCTTCGCTCTATAGGATTATATCCATTTGGTTCTAAAAATGATTGTTCTACTTTTGTTAAATGATATCCGTTTTGATCAAACAAATCAACACTGTTACAATCCAATAATACATTAATATTATTAGTTTTATTGATATACGTTGGGGCTGAATTAAATTTATTATTTGTTATAATCATAATATTTTATTTTTTTTCTTTATCACCTAATTCAGGATGAAATCCTAAATATACGTTTTTTATGTCACCAAAAGACTCACCATCTCCTTTTAATTCAGCTGGGACAATGTTTGATGGATCTTTATACCAATATCGAACGTCATATCCTCCATCCTTTTTCCATGTTACAATTAATCCACGATCATAATCAGCTCCTTGAGCATGAAGTATCATTTTTTTATCAGCAGGTAATTTTAGATCTGATTTTATTTTTTTCTTTTTTTTAGAATGATCGTCTTCTTGTAAAATATTTTTTAATTTCATTTTATTGTCCTTAATATTTATCTGTAACAGGGTATCCTTTACTAATACTATCGGTTGGATTCTTGCCTGGGCCTTTTTTAAATTTTGTTTTGTGATGATGTCCAGTTCCCCATGGACCTCCGTAGTCTCCATAATCATGTTCTTTACCAAATGGTCCTTCAAAGTCTTGCTCCGTCATGGTTTTCATGTCGTTGAGACGTATTCTTAATTTTTTAAGTATGGTGTTTTGTTCGGGTGCTACCGGTATTTCAAAAACTTGACCTCCTGGGTATCCATAATCATTATCTGGCTTCATCATTTTAGAATCACCAGTATCATCAATACCTAAAACTTTATATGGAACACCTTTCATTGTGATGTTGCCGCTAGGTATCATTGTGCACTTACCTGGATGATTGTATTGACCTTGTGGATCTTCTACAGCGCCAGTATATTTCATTACCCGTCGCCATCCTTCTTTGTCTAATAGTTTATGTTTTAGCATATGTGCTGCTAATTCATCGATTACACTATCATCCCGTTCATCTACAACAGCTTCTACTTGAAGTTGGCTAAATGCAATCTGTTTGGCAAGATCTTTTAAACGAGCTAATAATCCTTTGTTGCGTAACTTCTTGAATGCTAAATTTTCTATAGAATATTCGCCTTCTGCTTCTAATCCTGTTTGTCGCATTTTATATAATCGATCTAATATGTGTTTGATTCGATATTCCAACTGTGGATCTTTTTCGTCTAGTTGTTCTATTTCATATTGTAATGGTGCCATTTTAGCATCAATAATTTCATCATCAACTGATATTATATCTGCATTTGGTTTTTTCAACCATTTGCCACGCATCAAAGAATATTGTCCTACTGATGAATGTAGTCGATCGTTCCAATCTTGTGCATACAATTCAATATCCATTCCTTTATATGTTAACGGGTAATTGTTGCTCCATATGCTTTTCTTGGCCATCATTAAATTTTTAACTAAATGTAGATTTTTAGCAACAGCTTGATAGTTAATCACAACATGTAAATCAATATCCGATTTGTCAGTCCAATTATAGTTTGCGTTGCTACCAATAAGCAACACGTCTAATACTTGTACATTTTCTGGTACTTCTAAAAATTCAAAGAATGCTTTTGCTATACGTAGAAATTTATAGGATAGTCCTTTTTTAAGACATTCGCCATCCCATAATGCAGGATTCAAAGTGCTTTGTGTTTCGTATTCGTTGATCATTGTTATTCTGCGGCTGCTGGTTCATCTTGTTGATATGTATAATCGCTTGCTTTTAGATCTGGATATTCATCTAGATA